GTTGTCTTACTAATCTCAGGTGCAATACCTCTCATAGACAATGTCTTTTGATATGCGTTCAAACTCTTCAAAGATGAAGGGGTTACTTGCAGTAGATAAATTTCTTTAGGTTTGTCTGCAAAGGTAATAGCAAGTCTTTTAATATCGGAACATGCTTTAACTTTGAATCCTTGTGGTGTAACTCTAGACCCCCATGAATTTTGAGAGCACAGTGCACATACATCACTTTGAATTAGGGCACTATTTTTATTGGGTGTTATACCATCAAGTGAATAACAGTCAGGTGTATATGACTCTCTATCAGCAGAAAATTCTCCTTCATAATATTGCTTAGCTAGTCCAGGGTTCGCACCTACGATTACCACGTCTAGACTTGTTTGCTCAAGTGTTTCAGTTTTATCCTGAGACACAATATGAAAGCGAGAATCTTTAATAGATAGTCTTGAGCTAATCATTAGTCACTCACCTTGATTGCTGGTTTTCTAACGTTGATATCAATACGTGTACCATAGTTCACACCTGATGGTACAGCTTTATTAGCCTCAATATATCCACGTACTGCTGTTTTACTAACTCGTTTCTCAAGCAAATCAAATGCCTCATTGTCTTTTATAAAAGATAATACTGCGTCCCAATCTGCTACCTGTGCAAAGTCAGTGGTCGTTAGAAATGCTGTACCATTGGCTGTCTTAAAAGAATCCACACCATCTTGGTCTGCTCTTTCCTTTAGCCACGCCTCTAGTTTAGCCATCTGTTCTTTAAGTTCTTTGACCTTTGCCTTAGACTCAGATTCAATAGCCTCTTTCTGATTTCTAAAATTTATATATGTAGATATAACTTTATCTACAGTTACTATTCTTATAGTCATTCGATTGTTCCCTCCTTAATTAGGTCTAGTAATAGACCCTGTAGTTTCTGTTTGTTCTTTAGTCGCTCAAACATTTTATGTTCGAGGTCAGTTGCCTCTATATGTACTATGTTTGATACGTGTTTTTTACCTATCCTTTCTATCCTGCCGTTCGCCTGAACGTATTGCTCGTTGCTTGTCACTGGTCCATACCATATGATAGTGCTCGCAGAAGTTAGTGTCAGACCATGAGCCATAGTTGCAGGATGTGCTACTAAGACATGAGGGTCTTTTGCATGTTGGAAGTCATAGAATATTTTGTTTCTTTTATTAGCTGAAACTGCACCATTGACTACACCAACACTCCATTGCTTTGAGAGTATTCTCTCTAACATCTTTAATGTTCCTGTTAGTGGAACAAATACTATTACCTTGCCACCTACTTCTTCTATAACTTCTTTAACTAAGTTAACTCTAGGTGCACAATCTAATTCTATATGCTGACCATCATCTCCATACACAACACCACAACTTATCTGCACAAGTTTCTGTAGTTTAACTGCCTCATTGACAGCTGTTATCGTGCCTTCTTGTGCCAGTTCTGTTACATAATGCTTTAACATTTTATCGTGGTGGTCTTTTTGTTCTACAGTAAGGGGTACTTTCCTAGTCTGAAATACAGTATCAGGTAGGTCAAGACACTCATCTCTGCTATATCGCACAGCAGGATGTAGTACTTGCTTTACAATCTCTATTGATTCAGGTCTCGGTATCCATTTCCATTGTCCTATCTTCATCATTACTGTCTCTCTAAATGAGGTAAAAGTCTTAGAGTTATATGGACTGTCTACTAATCTAGCTAGTGCCCATGCGTCTGTTGGGTCATTAGGTGTAGGTGTACCTGTCATCAACCATAACTTTATCTTAGGGTGTAGGGATAAATATTTTCTAAGTACCCTAAACTTGTTGGTAGATGGGTTACGTAACACAGCCGCCTCATCTACTATGATGAGGTCAAACATATTCTTAGCCTCCTCAGATATAATTCCAAACCCATCATGGTTTATAATAAAAAAGTCTGCATTAGTCTTAAGTAATTGTTTTCTCCTAGCACTAGTTCCATGTAGTGTAACAGCCTGTCTATGTGGAAACCCCATGAAGATACCATCACCCCATACCCTCTCGAGTGTAGATAGTGGTGATATAATTAATACTTTCTTAATAACTTTTGTCTGCATTAGATAATCACATGCCCATAAAGCTGATTGTGTTTTACCTGTACCTATCTCATTAAGTACTAATGCTTTATCATTCATGGTTAGAAAAGCTGATGTCATCTTCTGATGTTCATATGGGATAAAGTCTCCACACCAATCGTAATAATGTAGTATGGGTGAGGGTACTTTAAATCCTAGCATACGTAATGCTCTGGAAGCAGGTATTGTATGTGGTGTGACAACAAGTTGCTGGTTGTTAAACATAAGTTGTCTAGCGTCAGGTATAACGTCTAATACCCTGTTAGGATTCTTTAAGTTTAATGCTATCGCTTTTGATTTCTCTACTACTATCATTTAATTCTCTCTATATATAGTCTAACTTGGTCAATCGTTTGGTCATCATATACAACAAAACAAATACCTCCTGCTAGTTCTATATGTTTCATACACTGAAGTTGTAAGGCAGTGGGTTTCTTAGTCCTGTCTGCCTTACACTCTACTCCAATAAAAAATCCATTTACACAGAGTATCTTGTCAGGTATTCCTGCTCTACCAAATGCTCCTGCTTGAGGGTTATAAAACCACACCTCTTTATGATAAGACTTTAACATCTTGTCAAGTTTAAGTTTTATTTTTCCTTCAGGTGTTGTAGCCATATAGTAAGTATACCTAGCTATACACTAGTGTCAAGTATTATAACCTTGCATACTCACATATATTTTTAGCGGGACACCACGGACATAGACCACTAGGTCTTGCTGGGAAGTTCCCTGTCTTATAAGACTGATTGATTCTTTCTATACGAGCTAATAAATCTGCCCACATTAAACTTGTATGATTAGAAGTGTAGGTCTCGGTGTCAGTCTTCCCCTCTTTCAACCATACTAAAGATGACTTAACCTTTTCTACTTCAGGGTAGTGTTTGAATACCTGTAAAGCAAAGAGTTGTAGTTGCATGAAGTCAGGTCTACGTTTACCTGTCTTCCAATCTATTACTATAGCTGTCGAATCTTTTATAATAAGTACGTCAAGTATGCTACGTAACCATGCGTCCTCATCCCACCAACCTGTTGGTGTAAGGTTTTCATTAAGACATAGCTGTTGCTCTGCAAGAAGGGTAGCGTCCTTAGTCAGTTCTTGTAAAGTTGTGCAGACTTGTTCGTGTTTGCTTGACTCTTGAGGCAGGGCCGTCCCATGCAGTAACCTGTTTTCTAAATCAGAATGCACTCGCTCTCCAAACTTAGTAGCCTCACTACCTGTGTCTGTAACTTCCTTGTTAACACGTTGGTGCATGTATCGTTTCGGACAATTCTCATACATCTTTATAGAAGAATAACTATGAGTTAGTTTCATGAATGCATTTTCTTTAGTATGTCATGCTTGATAGCCTCAAGCTGTCCTATATCTAATAGTGCGTCAACAATCCCTATCGAATATTTAAGGTACTTACCTTTTATCTTTACCAATACAGTAAGAGAATCAAATTCTTTAGGCTCTACATTTTTAATATCTTCGTGCACTTTTTCTAGTAGTAGTAGTCCCTCCTCTTGGATTCCTTTTCTTTCTGATTTTATTTCTTTCCCATCTACACCTATTATGTCTGTCATTTTGCCTCTCCATAGTTAAATCCTACTCCACTTTCACAAGCCACGGGTAAGTCCTGTGCCCAGCTGGGTGAAGTAGACATGATTGTCTCAACATGTTGTTGTGTATCCGACTTGTTTTCTTGCATCACGCACACGATTATCTCATCATGTACTTGGAATAAGACTTGGTAATGCTTACCTATCTCAACCATTTGTTCTGATACTACTATCCTAGCCAGTGCTTGAACAACATTCTCTGTTACTTTACCACCATAAATCCTAGTCCAATCCTTATCCTCTACACTTCCAGTAGTGTTTAACTTCCTGTAAGTCCTAGCATTAGATATGTACTCGAATCCATCTGATGTTCTTCTTAGCTCAGGGTATCTGACCCTAAGATTGTTTGGTAATATAATTCCTTTCGAATCATACTTACACATGCCACTCCCTATAGACCCTACTCCCCCACCAATCATGGTCTCTAATGCATGACCACATAGCCTCCAAAAAGAAACTATGTTGTGGTTTTTCTGTCTATATAAAGTAACAATTCTTTTAGCCTCGTTTAAATCTATGTCTACTGACAACCCACCTTGACCCATAGCCAACGTGTCCTTAAACTTTACTGCCCCCATACCATAGCCTAAACCTAGTATGCAAGTCTTACCTACAAACCTCTCTAGCTTGTCTTTCTTTGTAATCTTTCTACCATATACATCACTAGCAAACTCACTGTACACATCTCTACCCTCTCTGAATGCTTGTACTAAATCTTCTTGCTTACTTATATATGCAACCATTCGTGCCTCAATCTGTGATGAGTCACATGCTATCAGTACGTTACCTTTGGGTGCTACTAAAGATTTCCTTAGAGCACCACTACGAGGTAAGTTCTGTAAATTTAATTTGTCACCACCTGAAAACCTGCCTGTGTGTGCACCATAATAGTTGAGCATTATAGGTAGCTTACCTCTGTCTGCTACTGCTATTAGATTCTCAGTACGTGTTTCTTCTATAGTAGACTTTACACCTAGCCTTGCTGATACAAGTTGTTGCACCACAGAATTAGGATGTTGTTGTAACTTTATAAATTCTTTATCTGTCTTAGCAAAGGCAAATGTTTCCTTGCCTGTCCTAACTGAAGTCTTCATGGGTGGTGTTACACCTACATGTATAAGTAACTTAGCAAACATTGGGTTAGACATAAGAGCTTTCTTTACTTGAATGTTTGACAGCCCTTTGGTAGATAACGTGTCAAGTAGTTGCTGTTTGTTAAGCTTTACTCTTGCCAGGTGAGTGACTAGCAGTTCTTTATCTAGTTCAATAGTGGGGTTAGTATACATACGTAAGGTTTGGTCAATGACCATAAGTTCTGATGTGGGAAATCCTTTTGATAGTTTCTTCCACAGTTTATAGGTAAGCTCAACATCATTGATACAGTAGTTAGCATAGTCATCAAATTCTTGGGGTGTAAAGTCTGCTTTTGTTTTACCTAATGCATTGATAACTTCAGTACCTTTAGTTCCTATCTTATAGTACTTTGACAATGCACTTAAGGAACAACCTGTTGTCATACTATGCTTGGGTCTAGCCATAGACATAGTATCAAACCAAAACTTAGGGTCTATGCCATACTTCCACTGAAGTATAGACCCATCAAAAGCTGTGTTGTGTGCAAGTATAACCTTATCTGAATAGTCTAATGAGTTTAAAAACTTACCAACATCATCACCCCCATACCAATCTGTTGGCATGTCATTAACTTTAATAGCTACACCTATCACCTCAAACCTATCATCACGAATGTAAGCCTCAGTTGTCATCTTGGACAATGAGTACTCCCTATCGTAATAGGTTTCAAAATCTATGGTTACTATATCCATTACTTGTCTTCCACTTCTATTAGTTTATTAAGGTAAGCCTGTGCTTTCTTTAAGTCAGCAATTTTACCCTTAATCCTCCACCTAGAAACATATTTCACTATGTTCCCCTCTAAAAAATTAAACTTTTGGTCTGATATAAAATCCCAAACTTCTATCTTGCCTTGTGTGTAATGGACTGGATTGCTTATGTCATCTTTCTTCATGATAAATACTCTACCTTACTATCGTGTAAACTATATAATGACACTCCTTTCCCACAATGTAAAGAGTGTTCGTTAGTAACTCCTACTGCCTCACTTGCATTTGCACCCATACTTAATGCACCATAGGCAAACTCTTTACCATCTCCGAATGCACATGGTGTAAACCCCTGCTCTACTGGGAATGGTGAGTCATCATAAACTATCAGACCTTTGTCTCTGTCTATGACAACAAGTTGCTGTGTGGTAATCCTACTTGTCCCTGTGCGTAATCCGTATGGATACTTCTCAGGGTCAGCACCATTAGTAAACCACTCTCTTAAAGTTATAATGTATTTAAGGTATCCTACCCCTGATATTATAAAGGGTCTGCCATCCCTACTTATATACCATGCTTTGTCTGTCTCCCATTTAAGTGAGCCATCACTAGCCTGTCTATCTGTGGCTAAGGTTTCGCCATCCCATACTACTACTGTCATTTGTTATCCTCCTCTAATATTTCTACCTCAAAGTCACTCAAACAATCTGTTGTTACCTCAATAGCATTTGCTATATAGTCATCATCATCTTTTACTTCAACATCTTTATAAACTCTTACTCTCATTTGTCTTCCTCCTTATTATCTTTATCATCTTGTGCATACTCGTGGTCATAACCTTGATAGTTCTCGATTACTTTTCCTGTGTCCCTGTCTTCTCTATACACATCATAGTAATGACAATCTTGGCAACCCATAACATGTCCTATTTCATCATCACTAAATGTTTCTTGATAGGCATTGTCTGAGCCACACTCTGTACAACACCATTCTCCTGTACTACTACTCATTGTTATCCTCCTCATCTTTCTTTGGTTGAAAATCAATTAATTGTACTTTCATTCGGTCATCTTTATCTCTGTGTGGCATACCAAAATGTTCCCATAACTCACCACACTCATCACCATAAATATAACCCCATTTATTCTTCATTGTTATCCTCCTCGTTTAATTTTCTGTAGGGATAGTATGGAATAGTAAACTTCACATGCATATGTTCCCCTGTCATTGATGATATTATAAAATCACATGGACATGTCTTAACCCATGCTAAAAAAGCCTCCATATTTTTTACCTGTATACTCATTTGTTTGCCTCCTCTACATATACTGTCCAATCTCTATGATGGACTTTTCTATCATGGTACTTCGGTACTTCATCACTTATAGTACAAGCTCCATACTCATCTACCATATCAAACACTTTTTGTTTTGCTTGTTCTTTATTATTGGCTTTTACTTTTACAGAAAACCCTTCTTCAAAATTTACTCCTACTCTATATTCTTTACTCATGTCTATCCTCGTGTATTACTATGTTACCTCTTTCAACCATGAGTCTTATTATGTCCTCACTCGTTGGTCTTAGTCTGCCTCTGTCTACATCAATCATCCTTTGATTCTCCATGTTGTTCCATACTTTAATTTTGTTCAGCAGTCCTAGTGCATACTCGTTGTCATGTGTTTGTGTGTCACTCTCAAGTATTTCTATTACTTCATTTAATATTTTTGTTGTCATCTAATACTCCCTTGAATGTGTTGTGTATTTGTTTTATATCTATTGGCAACGAGTTGTAGTGTCCTTGACTTCGACTAAAGCTATACAAACTACTATCACTTTCTATAGTAGCCTCTTTCTCAATGACTCCATAGTGTCTACGTAAATGCATACTTAACTTACCAAAGAATTTATTAATCTCTGAAGACCAATCTTCTTTAGGCTTATTGTAGTGAGTATCTGTATGACTTCGTATGCCACATAATGCTAAACAAATGGGTATGTATATTTCGCTAGGCATTGCATTGGTATCTATATGTTTTGCTAAAAACTCTATGCTTTCAGGGGTGTTCCAATTAGTATCAATCATATTTACTATACTTTCTCTACCTCCATATCCAGTATTATTTTCTCTTAAACTACTTAAGCTATCTTTAAGTTTCTCATTATATGTCCCCAACAACTTGGCATGTGCCTCTATTGTATTAAAAAACTTATCTTTATCTACATTCTTTAGTTTATTTATGGTTGATTCAATTAGACCTAACTTACCTCTTACTCTTAGCTGTTTCTTAAATGCAGTTATCTTTTTCCTCCATACCTTTCTCTTGTCTGCATTCTCTACACATTTTTCAGGCTCGTTGATTTTGCTAGGATTCAACAGCTCTCCTGTCAACAAGTTGTACCTTAGTCCCTCAGTAATTACTTGAGACTGTCTCACAAGTTTACTTATTGCATACCATACATATGTATCATCACCCTCATACCCCTCTAGTTGTTTATACAAAGAAAGTTTATGTGCCATTCTATATATACCTGTTCTATGTCTCTCTACTATAAAGGGTATCCACGAGTTTACTGCTGTTATATAAGTAGTTGAGCCATGTGTCCATACCTCTTTAGTATCCATATCCACAGTAGCTATGTTGTCCTTGCTAACAGTCATAAATCTACATCCATTTATCCATAGCTCAGGCTCTTCGTTGCTACTAAGTTTTAATTTAAGCCATGTATTTATATACTTACCTTTGCCATAGGTACTTCGTGACCTGTGAGCAAGTTTACACAAGTCTACATACTCAAACTTACCTAGTGCATGGTCAGGTATTTTATAACCCAATGCTTTACTACCCCAATTATCTATTGCTAACATCTTCACACGTGAATCTGTTGTCATTGCCATAGCTGTCCAGTCAATCATTTTTATTTACCTCCTTTAGTTATATTATTTTTAACCATAGCTACATCTAATATTGATGAATCTATGTTCAATTCTTCAGGCTTAATCTTCTCTGCTTTCTCAAGAATTTCATTGTGTCTTGCTTTTGTATGTCTAGGTAGCAAGTCATACAGATTAGGCATTGCCTTTATGCATGGGGAAAGAGTAGTGTAGGTATCTAATACTCTCTCAATTGTATCTACCAATGACTTTCTCTCTTGCTTTATGTCATACATCTTTTTCATATACACTTTGTATTCACTAAGTATCGTTGCCCACTTGGGGTTAGTAGCGTCTAGTTTTATATTTACCTCACCACGATAACCACCATTACTTGTCCACCCATACTTACTCATTTGTTTAGCCGACAAAGGAAACGACTCTACTTCAAAAGAGATTGGGTGATGTATACTAGTAATAACTTCATCAGGTGTATTATCAAACCCATCAAAAGTTATTGTCTGTCCAATGCTAAACCATTCTTCACCTAAAGAATCTATCTTAGCAAGTACATCACTAGGGTATAGATTACTGCGAATCATCTTACCCCAATCTTTGTTATGCTCTGCTTGAGCTTGATTATATCTACCATGAAAAAGACTCTTAGCATTGTCTACTATATCTTCACGTAATCTTTGACTTATTCTTACTGTTGCCATCTTATTTACCTCGTATGTTATTTGTTATCTTGCATTAGAGTTACCTCACCAAAGGGTGGTGTATCTGCTTTCTCGTATGTTGATACCCATAAGACTGGATAGTCAGGCATATCTCCATAGTCACTGCAACATAGGTCTGTTAAAAATATACATGCAACAGGGTTTATATGTTTCTCTTGCATGTACTTGAAGACAGGGCTAAACCTTGTACCTCCACCACCATGTGGTTTAAAGGTAGGCTCAGTGTCCCTATCAAACTCATCAGCATGGCAGACTTCATGGTCAAAGTAGATAACATGTATCTTCTCAGGCTTATGACTCTCCCATACTTCCCTTACCTCACTTGCAAATTGATTCAACTCTTGCTCACCGATAGAGCCTGATGTATCTATTGCAAATGCTATCTCGCCTAGTCCCTCGCCAGTGACACTAGGTAGATATAGTCCTTGTGATATAAATCTTCTGTTCGGTCTTGCAAAAGACCTATCATCATTCCTCTGCTTGACTACGAATCGTTGAAGTACATCACGCCAATCCACTTTGGGTTTCAGTAACGTACCAACAAGTCTACTCATGTTGGCACTAAGTTTGCCCATCATCTTAGCCGACTGACTTGCTTGTGCTACCTTAACTTTCCACTCTGCTTTCTGCTGTTCCAATTCAGCAGGTGATTGACCACCATCTTCACATGAATCTAATGCCTCACCATTTCCATTGCCACCATTGGGTTTGTCCTCATCCATTTCAGGTAGCAGATGATATATCTTATCGGATATACCCTTGCCCTTATCATAGATATCTCTATCCAACAGTCCTTGCTTAGGCATTGTGCCTATCTTCTCATCAACAAGTAGCTGATTGATTACATAGTCAGTAGCCACATTCCATTTCATTGGGTCTCTATCCCCTCTACGAACACAGTGTTCAAGCATAGGGTGAAAGCACTCATGAGCTACAAGAAACAACAGCTCATCATCATTCAATGTGCCACAGAAGTCAGGGTTTAGTACAACTTCCTTGCCATTAGTCATAGCTGTTGGACACTCATCACTAACTCTGAACACCATGTTCATAGCTACTGTGCCAATGAATGGGTGTTCAAGTATCAATCGTGTCTTAGCTTTACTTATTCGTGTGTTTATATCCATTACATTTCTCCCATGTATGCACCCATTCTTTTCATAATGTCACTAGCCTCATTAGCTTTCCTAATCCTAAGGTGTGGGTCATTACGTAATGATTCAGGGTGTTCTTTAGTAAATGATGACTCAACCTCAGCTCTAAGCTGTTCAAGATTCTCATCATCATTAACATTCAATCGCTTAAGTACATCACATAGCTCTTTAGTATTGTCTATCATGGTGTCTCTAAAGATTGCTTTGTGGTCATGCAACTTATCCGATATGTGTTTGACTCTATCGTATAGTCTTTGCCATGCCTCATGCATAGCCTTTGTTGTTGCACTCTCTACCCTTGCATTAACATCAGCTTGTACTTGTGCCAACTCGCTGTCAGATATTGATACCCTAAAGTCATCAGCAGGTACAGGCATGACAATCATTTCCATACTAAACTTATCTCTTAGGTCATCTATATGAGGGTAGTCACTAGGATTATACAAGCTACCTAGAAATGACTGTGCATTACTCTGTAGTGTTGGGTAATCATCTAGGAACTTGTTTACTAGGGTTGTCCATTCTGTTTTCCCTTGTCTAAACTTACCCATGTAACTTAGATAGTTAGCAGATGGTAGTAGCATAGTACCCTCAATACCCCATGGTAGTGTGTTGTCATAGTACATCTGCCTTATCAGTGTTGTCTTCTTATGCACATCACTCAATGACTGTGCCATTGGTAGTAATGCTTTGTTGTAGTTACCTGCCGACACATCTGTGTTGTTAGCTAAAGCTATCTCTTGAGTAGCTTTCTTATCTCGCTTTCGCATTGTTGCTTGTGACACAGTAAGCTGTATCACCAATGCATTGTTGGTTAGTTTACTCATGGTTTACCTCGTTGTTATATAATTATATTTGTCTTGTCTACTGCCCACTTAGTGAACTCAGGTGTGTTCATCAAGTCAGTGTTTTTCTTAACAGCATACGATACCGATAGCACTGAGAACTCAGGGGGTATCCTATCTAGATATGTCAGTACATTCTTGAAGTTATCTACTGTTGAGTAGGTAGCAAGAGAGCCTGATATTGCATACAATGTAGCAGGGTCACTAGGCACTATAGCCTCTAATGGTTTCTTAATAAGCTGTTCCATGTCAGGTAGGTTACGAAATATCTTAACAAAGCCTACGAACTCTGCACTAGCACCCTCGCCTACTGCCCCTTTGAATGTCTCGTACTCTGCCTCAGGTGATACAACACCTATCGCATCTGATACACCCTCTATCCAACTTCTTGGTGTAGGGTTAGACTCTCTCTGTGGGTCAAAGTCATGCAGTAAGTCTGTCCTGAACTTAATGAATGATATGACTTCAGGCTTAACATCATGGTCTATTGCCCATGCAACCCAATCATCAACGTGTGTCTCTAAGTCATACACAGTGTGTCTGTTTCTTAGATGTGACAGTATGCGATTAGCACCTGCTCTGTCCGACACCTTGTTGCCTGTCGACACCACTTGCCAACCCTCTTTCATTGGCACACCATGTAGGTTTTTAGCTTGACACATGTTAGCTACCACTTTCTGTAAGTCAGCGTTAGCTTGATTCATGTCATCAAAGCATAGTATACCTGTATCAGGGTGGTCACTGCCTACAGCAGGATACCAATGTGGTAGTGTATGTTTGATTGTGCCATCAGGTTGTGGCATAGGTATACCAAAGTCCTCTACCAACATGGTTGGCATATGTACTTCAATGAAACCTACCCCCATTTCATCAGCTACTTCACGACAAATGGTAGTCTTACCACCCCCAGGTTTGCCCTCTATAGCTACTGTCCTCTTTATCTTAAACAAATCCTTTAGGGTTTGCTTTAGTAGTTTCGCTCTCATAGTTTACTCTCCTATGTGTTGTTATATCCCCACAGCATGTGGAAAATTCTTGAATTGGAAATAGCTTAGCAAGTCTTGAGATTTTTGAAAAGTTTGCCCCCTCTATGAGGGGACACCCTTATACCTCGCCTACTCCTAAGTGATGGTATTCTTAAACCATATGTCTTGGCATTCTTTACTGCATGTTTCATACCCATTCCTTACCCTAGCTGTTGCTAACCTATTGCCACAACAGGTACAGTACCTATGCCTTGCCTCAAATTCTTTAGCCTCTTTATCTTCCCACTTAATGTGGTCGTAGTTAGCACTGTTGCTACCACCTTGACTGACAGATGAGTCCATGTTGTAGGATTCTTCCCCTAAATCTAATAGCTCATTGATAGCTACAACCCCTCGTTCCTCTATGTTGTGTAGTGCTATCTTTGTGTCAACATCTTGGGGTATACCAACCACATGGTCTCTTACAACACAGGGTATCTTGCACATGTCATCACCATTCCAAACCCTCTCGGTCTTAGGTTTCTTGGTTGCCCTATGAAACAAAGTATTATTATTTTGTTTGTTCTTCATGTCATCACCTCTTGTTTAATTCATTAAGGCGAGGATTTGGTACGCACTTGATTTTAGTCCTCATTAAGCATTTGTGTTGCAACAACAACCACAATACACCTTGTTAATTCATTAAGGATAGACAGGTGAAAACATTACTAAATACCTACCTATCCCCATAAGCTATGTCCACACAGGGTTAACTGTCATAGCCTATTATTTTATTATGCCTATGCATAAGTCTATCTACAACCTCTCGTGTATAGTTATCCATGCTTACCCCCTTTGTTGTTAATCCCTTTCAGGTCATCAGGGTTGCTGATAACTACATAGTTAGACTTGTGCATAGGCACTACTGTAAACTTCCGATTACGTGCCTCAACCTCACCACATGATAGGCATGTATCATAACCTAACAATACCCTACCTTGCAGTACATCATTCTCACCACACAGTACACACTTAGTCATAGTGTTATCCCCATGTATACCATAGACAGAGACACTACTAGTCCACTAGTCCATGCTATTATGAATGCTATCTCACCATGTTGGATGAGCTTAACAAAGGCGTACCCTAAACCCCCCAAACATATGACTGCTAGGGTTGTGTATATAATAATAATTAAATCAATCATAATGTTTACCTCTATGTTGTTTATATGTCCCACTCCTTGAGTGCAACATGGCAAGATGTTGGGACATCATATCCCTCTCTACGCATCTTCTTGTACCAGTATATGAACTCTCTCTCAAGTCCCCATTCACGAGCCCATCCAAGAGCCCCTTTAAAGTAATCGTGGTTGTTCGTACCTCTACTACTAGTAATGTGCATAATGTTTACCTCTATGTGTTGTGATAAAGGGGACATCAGCTGTCCCCAATATCGGTTGTAATGGTTACGCTAATTGTTTCTTAGCAGTAGCCATAATGTCGGCATAAGATAACTTAGCGTTACCCTGCTTGTCGCCCTTAGTACCACCCTTGTTACCAAAGTGTATATATGCACTACCCCATCTGTTTAGAGTACAAGAGTACTCAGTAGGGTTGGTGTCTTTAGGTGGTGTCCATACCATAAGCTCTCTTTGGGTAACTTGTGCCATAGCTAAGCCATGTGCCAAGATAGTTTTGATATCAGTGTTGATATAACTATCGGGTGTATCCTTACTGCACATCAGTACTTTAATACTAGGTGTGCCTTTGTGTGTAGTTTCTTTGAAGTACACATGGAATGTTTTATTGTCGCTCATAATGTTTATCCTATCCCCATAAGGGATGTTAGTTATGCCACAGAGACGGAAATGCCTTTGCGACTGGAAGTATCCTAGCAAACCTTGAAAATTTTGGAAAGTTTCACCCCTCATAGAGAGGGAGAGATATATAGATACTATGCGTGCTAACTTGACAACTAGATAGGTCAACTAGATAGTACATACCTATATAAATCAACATGATAGGGACAACTATCTAGATTATATAGTTTTCTTGAGGTAATAAGTCTACGCAATTTTAGTGTAATCATAAGATATTATTGATGGTGTGTGACATTATAGTAAAAAAACTAGATAGTCTAGATAGTTAAGATAGTTATAGCTACCTATGTATGGTTAAACCCTAACTGTACAGCCAAACTATACACATAACACTGTAAGGTATGCCTATACAAAACCTACAACAGCACGTAAGGTATCAATTAGATAGTATAGATAGGTGTTACCTTACACATACACTGCACGTACCTTACGTTTACCTTGTATATATCTATGAGGTGTAACCTTTATGTGGTCTATGTGTGCCGTAACCCCCCGACCTATGGGATTAAATAAATAAATAAAAAAATAAAGAGGGGGAGTGAACAGTTTATACACTTGTTCAGGTGTTGTTTGTTATTTGGAGTGGTTCAGGACTTGGTATCTGTCATCGAGTGAGACTTTAAATACCCATTGCTTTCTTTCTAAGTGGTTGTAGAATGTCTTCTTTAAGTATCTACGATTGTATGTATACTCTATCCAACATTCTCTTTCAATATGTTTATATATACTCATGGTTATGTTCCTTTGTGAATCTAAGAGGTAGGTTGCCTCAGATTTCTCCGAGACAACCCACAGCTGTTACTTGTTTTTACGTTTGGACTTCGAAATCCATGGCGTAAAGACTTTCACTTGTTGAGTAGACGAGCCTACTTTGCTGGATAGTCTAAGCTTGGGAGCATTCGACTTCGCATTTAAGTTCCTAACACTTCCGTAGCTAGGTCCTAGAATGAGAGTTCCAACAGCAAGTTCTTTCAGTGAACCATTATCATTTTCTAACAGATAGAAATGATTGTGATTCAAAGGACTGTCTGGAAATTCACTACAAATTTCTTTCAAGTCTTCAAGAACTCCCTCAGGGTTTGAAGTCAGTGAGTACTGACCATCAAGATTCCAGACAAACCCTATCGTAGAGATAGTATTTGACCTAGGCACTGACTCAGTTTTGGCAACGCCATAACTGTCAAGCTCTTCGGGTGATTTGTTTTGTCTAGGGTATGCTCTCACATCCTCAAACAAATCAAATCTGCCTTTAGCTGATTCAAAATTATACTTTGACATATAATCTATCCTCCTCTTAAGATTATTCAGTTTACAATAGGCACTGATTAGCCTGTATTCACTCTAGCAAAAGATTACAACATTGTCAAGTTTGAGGCAATAAGCCACGCCTTTACTAGCTCTTAGATATATTAGAGAATGCTTATATAGATAAGGGCTTGGGGGGGTAGTTGGACACAGCAAACGAAAGCCCCCCCGGAATAAGTAAACCTCTCTCAACAAGAGCCAAAAAACAAAGATGTAAAGTTTGGGGGTACCCATGCTTGACACACGCCCATAAATATCTTAAGTTCAACTAATGGATACACTACCGCTAAAACATACCAAGTGGTCTGACCGACTAGCTTTCGATATGGCACTGCTACTAGAAGGCTCGGGAGAAACTCTAGATGAAATTAGAACCCGACATAAAATTACTGTTAGTGACATCGTTAAGTTCAACACAGACAAAGTCTATCTAAAGAAAGTAGAATCCTACAGAACTGAGATTGTAGACAAGGGTATGACGTTCAAGTTAAAAGCCCGGGCCCAAGCAGAAGAACTCCTGACAACAAGTTGGACAATGATACACAGCCCAGAAGTTTCTTCAGCTGTTAAAGCAGATTTAATAAAGTCTACTGTCAAATGGGGTGGGCTTGAAACAAACAATACAAACACGGAGGATGCCAGTGGAGGAGTTAAAATTACAATTAATCTCGGGGGGCAAGAGCACCCAACAACCATCATCGACGCAGAAGACTACACCTCAACAACATCAGACGAACCTGTCGCTATTAAAAACGCTAAGTAAGTTTGACGAGAGTGGTGAGGCAAAGGTTGAGACTTTGGTTGAGTACGAAGACATAACTTATGTATTACGAGAAAGCGGGATGTCGTTTAAGACAAGAATTATTAGGTATAAAAAATCACCCACAAAATACTACGTAACTTTATTAGAGGAACTGTAATGGATATAGACTATACCCCATCTAAAATATGCAGAGAATTTATGATGTCTGATTCTAAGATGCGGACATTGATGGGCCCTGTAGGGTCAGGCAAGTCGGTGGCTTCTACTTTTGAAGTGATAAGACGAGCGACTATGCAGAAACCGAACAAGCAAGGGATACGAAAATCCAGGGCAGCTATTGTTCGTGAGACTGCTAGGCAACTACAAGATACAACTATTAAAACATTTCACGATTGGTTTCCACCAGGTGTATGTGGTACGTACATGAGAACAACAAAGACTTACTTCTTTAAAGTAGGTGATGTTGAGTGTGAGATTATGTTCAGGGCATTAGATGATTCAGATGATGTAGCTAACTTGAACTCACTTGAGTTAACGTTCGCATGGTTCAATGAGTGTCGGGATATAAACCCAGACATAGTTGACGCTATGTCAAAACGTATTGGGCGTTTCCCGTCAGCTAAAGATGGAGGACCGTCTTGGTTTGGGATGTGGGGAGATACTAACCCACCCACAATGGATACATGGTGGTATTACCAAATGGAAAAACTTGACCCCGTAGATGGAGTCTCACTTAATGATAATGGTTGGGATGTATTCAAACAACCATCAGGTAGAAGTCCGTATGCTGAGAATGTAGAGAACTTACCTGAAGGATATTATGATATACAAGGTAGGTCGGATGAATATGTACGTGTGTACATTGATGGAGAGTATGGGCTAAGTACAGCTGGGCAGCCAGTGTACAAGTACTTCAGACCTGATTACCATATGGCTCATCAAACTTTACAGCCCATAGTTAATGGAGTCAGACCTATTGTAATTGGAATGGACTTAGGTCTAACACCTGCTGCAGTTATAGCACAGCAAGACCCACGAGGTAGAGTCCTTATACTTGACGAAGCAGTAAGCTTTGATATGGGGATACAAAGATTCATACGTACAGTTTTAAAACCTTTGATTATAGAAAAGTATTCTGGGTCTCCTGTGATAATCATTACAGACCCTGCAGGTATACAGCGAGCTCAAACAGATGAGCGTTCAGCAGTGGATATAATAAAAGCCGAAGGCTTGAAAGTTATGTCGGCTAAGACTAATAACATCTCAGCTAGACTCTCGGCGGTAGATGATTTCCTTATGCGTCAAGTAGATGGAGACTCCGCATTCTTAGTAGACCCAAGATGTTCTAGGCTTAAAGCCGCAATGATGGGTGGGTATAGGTTTCATAAGAAGAATGGGAACATAGATAAGAACAAACATTCCCACGTTGCAGAAGCTCTACAGTATTTAATGCTACACATTAATACAACAGCAGAAGGATTTATGATTGAGAAGCGAGACGTAAAATCGGTTGCGTCAGGCGGATGGACTTGATAGCATTAATTAAAGCCACTTTTACTCATTTAGTGGCTGGGTAACTATTTCCCTCGAATGTATAGTTACTGCCTTTCTGGTCCTCCCGTCTATTCATGGTTAGACAGGAGGACTTTTTTATAGTAATGTTAAAATTATTTAGGGGTGGTTATTATGGGATACAAAATGAATAACGGTTCAAAGAACTATACTATTAAAAGTTATAGGGATGGTGGACTGGTCAAAACTACAACATACAAAGATGGTGGTAAAGTTGAAAAAGATGAAGAGTCTTATGCAACTACTTTTAGAAGAGGGTTAGAAAATAACCAAGTAACAAAAGAAAACCCATATGGCCCATTTGTGTTTGGTGGTGTTACGAATGTTGTTAAAAGACTAGCTGGTATGAACTA